GCAGATGGAGGTATCGTGGACCTCTATGAGTCTAAAAAATTTAAAAGACCACAGGTGGTAGCATAATGGCAACTTTGCAAGAAAAATATGATGCTGGTAAGAAAGCATATGCAGCTAGTTTAAGAGCTAATCGTGGTCAAGCAGGAGGCAGTAGTTCTATACCCTCTGAAGGAAAAAAATCTGCTTTTAGAGAACTTCAAAGACAAAAATTCTTTGGTGATCGTAGAGACATACCTACAGAAAGAATTGATAGAAGAACTCGTCAAGAGGGAAATCTAAGACAGTTTAAAGATTCTTTGATAAGAAATGACAGAGTTTTAAAAGATTCTAAAGGTAATACAGTTTTAAACACGAATACTGGAGAACCTATATTTTTATCTGAGACACCAGGAGGTAGAAACGTATCCGATGTTGCGAAAGATTTGGCTTTTCGATTTGGCCCTACTCCTAAAGAAATAGTAGGAGATATTGGCTATGGTCTTGGAAGTATTGCTAAAGGTTTCGCTGAAAAGGGAACTCCTTTAATATCTTTGTTAAGAGGATTATATGGCAAAGGAAAAGATTTTTTCACTCAAGGTATTCCAAGTGCTTTGAAAGGTGAAAGTCAGTTTGATACTTCACAGGCAAGAGATCCTTTTTCAAGTGGAGCAGATGCAACAGGAGGAGCTTTTGTAGGCCCCACCTTTAATGATCAAAAAATTAATCCTAATCGTTTAGACAGTATTTTTCCTCCAAGTAAAATGGATGATCAAACTTTTGAAAACGAAGTTATGAAATATTTAAGTAATACAAATATTAATGATTATAGAGCAGATAATGTGGGACTACCAAGTCTATTAGACTTATATAATTTTAGTCAAAATCCTCAAATAAACACTAACATGGGCAACTTTAGATTGGACAATGCCTTTACAGGAGATCCAAGAATTGGATACAGTAATACTGTTATGATTAATGGTGTTCCTGTTGATTTAAGTGCTAATATAGGAAAAGGTGGTAATCTTGGTTTTGGTGCAAGTTTAATGTTTAAAGACGGTGGGACCGTAGACAAATATAGTGGTTTAGGATATAAACTTAGATAGAAAGAAGGAGTAAAACTTATGATTAAAATAACTGATGAGCTAAAGGCTCGAGTCACTTCTGCGGAGGGAATAGTTGATCATGTCTATTTAGATAGTTTAGGTAAAGCCACTATCGGGATAGGTCATCTTATAAAGCCACACGAAAAAGAGAGATTTCCTGAGGGAAAAAAGATTTCTAGAGAAGAGATAGATGAACTGTTTGATTTAGACATAAATAGAGCAGCAGCAGGAGCTGACCTATTGATAGAAGAAAAAGTTGGTCACGATTTGCCTACCCACATAGAACATGTAATCGTTGAAATGGTTTTCCAGCTAGGAACCCAAGGTGTTCGAAACTTCTCCAAGATGTGGAAAAATATGAGAGTCAAGAAATGGAAAGAAGCAGCTGAAGAAATGAAAGATTCTAGGTGGCATAAACAGACCACTAACAGATGTGAGCATTTGGCTGAAATAGTAGCTAATACTTAAAGAGTTCTTCTGACGTGATTTGGTAGTGTTCCGTCCATTTTAAATTGAACGTAAGCACCATGCCAATCTTTCTTATACTCAGTTTGTAGCCATTGTTTAACAGCTCTATCAGCGTCATGCTCTAAGGTAAAAAAGTTTGATAGTGTTTTTAAAATTTTGATCATTATATTCTCCTATTCGATAGAGAACATACATTTATCTTTTAATTTTAGATTTGTTTTTATGAGACTTCAGGTGCTCCTCTATTGCATCCCAAACTTCTACGTTAGACCAATGATTTAAAACAGCTTTCGATATATCTTCGTGAAGAACCTTCAGCATTTTAATATCCATTTTAACAGGTGTTCCTTTATTCTCACTAACGTGATCTACTTCATCTCTTGTGAGACTCAACAATAACTCACCATTTTGATACATTATTCTCATTTTGCTTCTCCCCAATTTTTTCCCAAGGCCACATCAACCTTAGAAGGAACACTCATTTCGATAGTGTTTTCCATTATTTCTACTATTTTATTTTGAACTTCTTTATCACCATTGAAACTAATGGCTAGTTCATCATGAATTTGAATCATAGGCGTTATCCCTTCCTTATATAAATCTACCATAGCTTTCTTTGTTTGATCTGCAGCAGAGCCTTGTATAAGTCTATTGAGAGCCTTATACGTCCCTGACCTTTTCAAAGGAGTATATTCACCATACTCCTCTTTAGCCCTATCCAAAGGATAAGCCCTGTAAGAACCAAATGCCTTAGGTTCCCACAACTCAAAACGACATCTTCTACCTAAGAAAGTTTTAACAGCCCCTTTTTTCTGAGCATGATTTGATACTGCATCAGCCAATTGTCTTACAAAAGGAACTCTCTCATTATATTGTTTAATTAAAGATTTACCCTCTTCAGGATCAATACCTAACTGATCAGATAGTTTACCCACACCCATGCCATAAAATAGTCCTAAATTTATCGTTTTAGCACTCTTACGAGGTATGTTACCTATCTCAGCCATGATTGTATGAAAGTCTGTAGTCTTGTCTTCGTTGTAAGCTTTAACAATCTTTTCAGCTCCTTCTAACTTAACAATGTTAGCGTAATGACTAACAAGTCTTGGCTCTTGCTGTGAGTAGTCAAAAGAACCCCATTTCTCTCCTTCTTCAGGTAAAAATAAACCTCTAATTAAAGAACCTATTTTTATGTCAGACTCAGCATCATCTTTAGCAGGAATTTGTTGAAGGTTAGGGTTAGAATAGCTAAATCTCCCTGTCAAAGTACCACCGTTCTCTGTTCGTAGCTGATTAACATTAGCGTGTATTCTACCTTTATGCTGATATCTCTCTATCGTATGGAGGAACGTGGTCCGTGCTTTGTTGAAATTTCTAGCTTGAACAATTGCTTTTGGAACAGGATGAGGATGAAACTCTAGAAAGCTTTTTGTAAAAGAAGGATTACCTTTGTCTGTTTTAGGATAATCTATTTTACATTGATCAAATATAGTAGCAATAGAACGAGCCGCCCATATATCACACTTTAAATTAGTCTCATCAAAAACATATTTTAAAAGCTCATTTTCTTTTTTTACAAAAGTCTTTTCTGCTTTTTTTAATCTTTCTAAATCTATTCTCACTCCTTTTTTTCTCATCTTCATAAGAATAGGAATTAAGTCAGTTTCTAAATTAAATACAGTTTCTAAATCTTGTTGTGAAATCTCAGGTTTTAATCTATCCCATAGCTTTAAAGAAAGCACAGCGTCCTGTTCTGCATATTCTCCCACATACTGAGAAGGAATTTTAAACATCTCACTTTTAGGATTAACACCCCATTGTGCTGCAGTTTCATTTAATAAGAACTCGCTTTTACTTTCAGCTAGATACTCTTTAGACACTGCGTTAAGAGAATAACTAAATTTATTTTCATTAATAAGAGGAGCTACTATCATTGTATCAATGATACGCCCATTCCACTTAACTCCCTCAGCTTCTAACCAACCGAAATCATAAGTGGCATTATGAGCTATTTTTTCTCCTTCTCCTGAGAGCATTTCATTAAGCCAATCAAACACGACCCGTGGATCGTGATTAAATCCTGTCTCATGCCTGATAGGATAATAACCCTTCCAACCGTCTACAGCTATAGCAACACCAATAATCTCTCCGTCATTCGTGGCCCACCCTGGGCCTTTCTCCATAATGTTTGGGTCCTTAGTTTCTAAATCAATTGCAATTTTGTCAGCGTCTTTAATGTTAGGAAAATCCATAGGTGGAACCCATTCAGATTTTGGTTTAAACATTCCAATTTGTTTACTCATATTCTATAAGCCTCTCTTGATTGTGGTGTTATTATGTAAAGGTTTTCTTTAGCCCTTGAAAACGCCACATAGAAAAGTCTGTGTTCACTTATAGGGTTCGTCCTATATTCCTCATACGCCATTTTTCCTATGTCTAAAGACACGATAACATTGTCAGCCTCTCCACCTTTTTGTTGGTGTATGGTAGATAATGTGACTCGTGGCTCTAAAGCTAAATTTTCTCCCCTAGACTCTAAATTTTCTAAATAAGCAACTGTTTCTGTATTAATCGTTGTCATTACACTAGTCCAAGGAGTTCCGAACTCAGATTGTAATCCAAAATCATCTTTGAGTTCTGTAAAAGATAACTTCTTATCAGGAAAAGCTTTTCTTTGTTCAGATATTTTTTTCTTATTACCTCTTAAAACAAATTCTTTTCCAAGACACTTATATAAATTTTCTATTAGTTTAATAGGAACCTCATTCTTTTCATCTCTCATCAAATCTTTCCAAGTTAGTATAGCATTTCTTTCCTGAGTTTTAACTGAATATCTGTACTTACTATCTTTTAATTTGACTCTAAAAAAAATATTTTTCTTTCTCATGACTTCTTCTAGGTCATCACGAATAGTTCTTGTTCTACCCATAATAAGCCAAGTTCCGTCATCCATGTTTAAATGATAAATACCTCTAATAAATTCTACCGAACCGTCTCTATTTGCTGGTGACCATTTGATATCATCGTATCCAATAATCTGTTCTTCAACACGATTGACTATCTCCCATACTTTTCTTGGCACTCTTTTTGATTGATCCAAAACAATTAAATTTTCTGCTTCTTCTTTTATTTCTATGGCCTTTGCTACGTCAGCATCAGCCCAAGTATAGATAGCTTGATTAGGGTCCATAGCCAAATAAGACTCCTCAGAATTCTTCCAAATCTTTTCTGCCATTTTCCATTGTATCGTGGACATGTCCTGAGACTCGTCAAAGAAAACTACTTTAAAAGGTTTATAAAAGCTTCCCTCTACATAGTTTTTTATAAGGTCTGTAAAGTCTATTTTAGGCCCTTGATCTTTTACGAGATATCCATTTGTACCGTCTGTAAAGCTCTTATATCCGAAATTTTTATAGTCTTTTAGGCCCTTATCTATGTATTCTAGTTTATGCCAAATTATATCCTTAGCAAACATAGCCCAACAATCTCTTAAAGAGATGTCTCTTCTTTTTGATTTTTCTATTAAATCAACATACTTGTCGTCATAGTTGTTGAAAAATATGTCATCATCATTATTAACGTTAATATTAATCCTAAGTTCATTTGATATGTTCCTCCAATCATTATTACTCATTATATGTTCTCGTGTTAAAGCCATTTGTCTTAAAGCAAAAGAGTGCATCGTGCTGAAGTGCTCCAAATGACTCATGGGAACCTTAAACTTTTGAGAGGCTCTTTGTTTGGCCTCATCAACTGCTTTATTAGAAAAAGAAAAGAAAGCTATCTCATCTATAGAAACTTCTTTAGCGAGATACTCTTCTATTTTATCAAGAATAAATGTTGTCTTTCCTGTCCCAGGGGGACCGATGATAACTGTAGGAGTTTTCTTAACCAATAAACTCATGTGCGTAGCATACCCTCTCTTTGTGTCTTTCTCTTAGTTCTTGAGAATAACCACCAAAAGTTCTAATTTTTGTTTTACCTTCTTCTAACCTTTTTAATTCTTTTTCGTAATCATCTTTTCTATTTTGTTTGTTATGTGTTGTTGGTCTCCATTTTTCAGGATGTGCTTCTCTATATTCACCAAAACGAGGATGTGCTGTTTTAGAAAAGAAACGATGACCGATCTTCGTGAATTGTTGTGCTACTGCTTCCGATAAACGAACTCCTAATCCCAATCCTTGAAAGTCAGGTAATATCACTGTCCTGTGTTCTCTCCATGCTTTTTCTTTGATTGTTCCTGAGGGGAAGAAGATGACTGAAGCAAATCCAACTGGAACTCCTTGCCATGTTCCAAGCCAACATCGTGATGCATTACTGATGTGTCCTGTGAGATAGTGATGGTCAGCGAAGTATGGCCAAATTTTGGGTGAACAAGGAACGACTTCCAAAACGACCTTGGGTCGCCTAAGTAACCCCCTTGTCACAACTTTGCTTGAGTTCGTATCGAAAACCCAATCAGGTTGCAACCAATCAATGATGTCATAATGACAAGAAGCAAAGACAACATTTTTAATATTTTTATTTCTTATAAATTTTTGCAAGGCATTAGAACAAGACTTAGCTACATTACGATCTACCACACTTGTAAACTCATCAATGATTGCATTTTCTTTTATGCGTCTTGATAAGTCTGCTCTAAACTTTTCTCCTGTGCTTAAAACGTGATAAGGTTTCATCCAAGAGGGAATAGTATTAAACCCCACTGATGATAATCTTTCTTGAGCCTCTTCTGATGTTTCAAAGTGAGAGCAAACAGCCTTGTTTTGGTCCCACTCTATATTCTCTTCCTCTCCAAAATCTTTTAATAGACTTGATTTTCCTGTGCCTGATGCACCGACTATAAGACCTATATTAAAATCCTTATTTATATTTCTAAAATTAGGAACTGTAAATTCTGTTTGACCGTCAAAATTATAATCAAACATTTTACTAATTTCGTCAGTGATATTGTCGACTTGTACTTGGGACGTTAATTTTTTCAAAACGGTATATCCTCCTCTATATCTTTTTGTTTTTTCATTTCAGGAACTTCTAATTCAACTTCTTCAATTGTAAGTTGTTTTATTTTCCATAATCTCACTCTTGTATTCTTTATAGTTTTAATCAAATCTTCAGCAGTATATTCTTCTTTCAATCTCATTGTCACCCAAGGTCTAGCCTCCTTAAAATCGTTTCTTTTTAAATGGTCCATTAAATCCTTCAAAGCAAAATAAGTAAAACCGTCTTCGGTGTAAGATTTTCCTAGAAATATATCAGCTATAGTTAGAGCCTCTCCTTGGTGTAAACAAAACTCTTCTAACAGTTCTTTAAACTCACCTTTCTTTGTGACTTCCTCAGGAGGATAGTCTATTGATATAGACTCGAATAAATCACTGTATGTTTGATTCCACTCAGCAGAACTCATATTCATAATCCCTGAATTAAGCTGTTCTAAACATGCTTGAATAATTTTTTTATGTGTCATCAAATCTTCAGTATTAGATATTTCAATTCTTCTATCATCAACGTTAAGGAAATATCTTGGAGGATCAGATTTATAAACTTTCAAATCAGAATAGACAGGGTGGTCTCTATCACCTTCACTACCAATGCCAAACTTTCTTTTCTTACAAAGTCTTTTATTACATAAAGACTCAATAGGAGGCTGAGAACATCGATACATATACTTAGGAGCACCGTTATTATCACTTTGACTAACTTGTTTTATAACTATCAATACTTCGTCTGATTTTAAAGGTGGTGTTATATAACTTCTATTATACTCTTCTATTAGCTCTTTATAACTATCAGGATCTGCTTTACGATAATATACGCCTACATTGAACAGAGCGTTGTTGCGAGAGCCATCGGCAACACCCTGTTCAGTAAGTATTTGTAGGCATGGAGGTCCGTCTTTAATAACCTCGTTCTTGAAATCGGTTTTAATCGACTTGAGAGCACCAACAACAAGGTTATCGTAGTAAGAAAGAAACTCTTCTAAACTGAGGGCACTACCAACACTGTTAAGTCCATAACGACTTCTTCCGTGATAAGGTAGATTAATCCAACTTCCTGTATCTCTTTTTTCTTCCCCTTCTCTTTGATATAACTCAATTTGTTTAGGGAATACTTCAGCTTTAGGATAGCCAATAGCAGTTGCCATTTCGCTAAGTTTAGTTTGCATGTCTTTTGCTGAGACATAATCTTTTGTAAATAAATATAAATGTGCACCACCACTTTTTGATAGACACATAATTAATGGAAACTTTTTTTGTTTTATTTTTTTAAGTAATTCTTTGTGGTCAAGAGGGTAGATATCAATATCTATTGCACCAAACTTACATTTATCCTCATCGTTTATAGGTACGATACCCATAGCAGGATATTCACCTTTTAAATGTCTTTCAAATTTATCCAAGGACGGTGGCTCGTGGACCGTTTTCATATGAGCTTCCACTTTCAAACCTTCTTGTGGCTCATTCTTTTTTTCAAATACACCATGGGCTCTCTCCAACCCTGTGAATATATCTTTAAATTTGGTGACTAATATTGGCTCCATAGTACCCTCGTTAATAGCTTTAAATAAATAATTTGATCAAGGCACGAATCGAAAGGAGGCTCGAAAAATACGTGCCAAGATCAAACCAAGAACGTGAACAAAAGAAACACGCTCTTACCTTACGCGGCTATTAATCAGAACGGAATGTTATCACCGTTCTGCGAGGACTCCCCCTTAGGGGAACTTGTTTCATCTGCCTGAGGAGCAACTTTTAACTCCCCACTATGAATACTTTTTTCGAATTGACTTGCGTCAGCTATGATGTCCTCAACCTTAGCTAAACCTAATTCGTCAACCCATTTGTTTTGACTAATAACCCAACCATGCCAAGTTCCCTGATCATTTTTTTCAGGTCTTCCTGACAAGTTATAAGACATTGCAAAGTCTTTTGGCTGATATATTTCATCACCCTCCACACGTCTTTGATTAGCCATTACTGAATTCCACTGTCTAGATTTTTTAAGTTGTGAACCCTTCATTTTAATGAGAGCCTTATACCAACCCTGACCGTCAATTGCGATAACGTAATGTTCAGCAGTGTTTTCAATATAAGTCTCAGGTTTACCAACAAATCGATCTTTGTAGTCATCTCCACGAACAACTTTTCCGTCTTTTTGAAAAGCTTGAAATTCTTCAGGTGTGTATTCATTAACAGGTGCACCTTTGGATCTATCATTGTTCCATTCAACATATCTTCTTCTGTAATAAACAGGTAAGACTGTTAGAACGTCATAGAGATTTTCTGTGACTGTATTAAAGATCTGTCCCTTCTTAGCATCTTTAATGTACTTTTCATTATCGTCCTCACACTGAGGTGAGCCCTTACTTAACATATTTAAATAAGGTATTTGATAATCATCAGCTTCTCTTTTTGAAAGTGGTGCTGATTTTAGAAGTGCACCTAATTGCACGACTCCTTTATTTTCGCTTTTCGCTACTTGCTTTTTTACTGTCTCTGTCATTTATTTACCTTTCTTGATATTGACTTTGTGCCCTACGTAAACTCCAAAAGTTTCAGTAGGAATGTCTTTACCACTCTCTTTGATTTCACGAATGAGACCTCTAAGAGTGGACGGTTCGACTTTAACATTTCTGTCAGTGTCCAACCCTTGGTTAGCTAAATCAGAAAAAAGATTTTGTGCTTTATCATCTTCAGCTCTGCCAAACTTTACAATCACTTGATTTTTAATTACGTCTTCATATCCATTTTCTCGAAGCCATACAAAAGCCTCTTCTTGTTTGTCTTTGGATATTGATCCTGTATAAAACGGTTTTATTTCTACGTTAGAACCGTCTTTCATTTTAATAGAAGTCACTCCACGCTCTTCAAACAATTGAACTAAGTTTTCATTTGCTCTGCGTAAAAGTTCTTTTTTAACTTTAAGTAAAGCCTCTAAGTCCTCTACTTCTTTTTCAGCTTTCAAATAATCTTGAGAGCCTTTAGATATAGGATCTATTTCAGTGACTTGAAAATCCTTTACCTCACGTCTTAAATTAATAGCCATATTAATTCTCCTTTTTTTATTCTAATTATAAATGTCAACTCGAATAGGAAAGTAATCTTTTTCTATTCTATCGTATTTTAACATATTATATCTACCATTAGATATAGTGCTTACAACAGAACAAGTCAAGCCTATCAAAGCGGGGTCTCCAACTAAAAGTAAATAATCGTTGTCTTTAAAGTCTTTTAGAAGAGATTTGAGTTTTCTTATTGTTGGTTGTGGAGACATTACAACTTGTTTGCTTCCGTCAAACAAAAATATAACTTCTCCAAATCTTTCAGCCTGACTGTAATCTAGTGATCTTAAAGTTCCGTCAGGATATTTTCTTATAACATTCTGCACAACATAAACTTTGCTTTTATCTATCATTTATTATATTCTCTTATATAGAATAAAAATTTTATATATGTTGGTAGAAAAATACAAGTTCAAAACTAAGCCTATGGAACATCAATTGGTGGGTCTTGCGGGAATGATGAATTCATTTGATAAAGATAAACCTGAGTATGCTTTGTTTATGGAAATGGGTTGTGGTAAAACAAAAGTTTTAATAGACGGTATTTCAATTTTATTTGACAATGGAAAAGTCAGTAATCTTTTAGTCATTTGTCCCAATGGAATTAAATATAATTGGCGAGAAGAATTAGCAAAACATTTAGCAGAGCATATTGAATACGATGTTCATGTTTGGGAAGGGGCCAAAACAAAAAAAGAACAAGCAGAAATTAGAGAGAAATTATTTTCAACTGACAACAAACTGAAAGTTTTAATTATGAATATCGATTCTATCATAACTAAAAATGGAAGTGACGTTGCAGAAAAATTTACATACACAGATAAAACTTTAATGTGTGTTGATGAGTCCACTATAATTAAAAATGGATCAGCTAAAAGAACTAAGAGATGTATTAAGATAGGGTCCTATGCTCGTTATAGAGTGATTTTAACAGGGTCTCCTATAACTAAATCACCTGAAGACTTATATTCTCAATGTGCTTTTTTAAGTGAGGACCTATTGGGTTTCAGTTCTATCTATACTTTTAGAGCTAGATATTGTGATCAAGTTAAAATGAGTTTTGGTGGAAGAAGTTTTAACAAAGTGACAGGGTATAAACGTTTAGATGAGCTGACAGAAAAGATAAGAGACTTTTCTTATCGTGTCACTAAAGATGAAGCTTTAGATTTGCCTGATAAAATTTATTTAAAGAGACGTGTACCGATGACCGATAACCAATTGAAAGCATACGTGATGATGAAAAAATTAGCATTAGCTGAAATTGACGGAGAACAATTAACCACTGCTACATTGATTGCTCAACTAAAAAGACTGCATCAAATATCTTGTGGGTACATGACAACCGATGAGGGAAAACTAATTGATTTTTCAGAAAATAGAATTAAAGAATTGATAGATACAGTCGAAGAGGCTGACGGAAAAATAATTATATGGTGCTCTTACAGGCACAATATCAGAACAGTTATAGAAGCCTTAGATAAGAAATATGGAAAAGGTTCAGCAGAGGGTTTTTATGGTGAGACTCCCTCTATAGAAAGACCTAAGATTTTAGATAGATTTAAAAATCCTGATCATCATATGAGATTTTTAGTGGGCCACCCAAGAACAGGGGGATATGGTCTTACTTTAAATATAGCTAGTACTATGATATTTTATTCTAATGACTATGATCTCGAAATAAGAGAACAAGCAGAAGCTAGAAATCATAGAATTGGTACAGAAAAGAAAGTGACTTATGTCGATCTTATCTGTGAGGGAACAGTAGACGAAAATATAATTAAAAGTCTGCGTTCTAAAATTAACATCGCCACTGAAATAATGGGTGAAGAATTTAAGGAGTGGTTAATATGATCTTGAGTCCTAACAGAGAAAAGATAGACCATAGAAAGTTAAAAGAAGCATGTGAGTGCTTTAATGAACTAATTAAAATGCAAGAAAGTTTAGATAAATATGAAAAGTGGTCCATGGCTAACACAATTCATGAAACTGCAATACAATTAGCTGAGTCAATAACGGAGAAATTAAAAGAATGAAATATTATGAAATACCAGGGTGGTTCAATGGATATGAACATTATGATAAAGCAGTCGATTTTTGTCCTTTAAACGGAAAAATTTTAGAGATTGGTTGTTTTTATGGTAGGTCCACAAATTACATGTGTACCAATATAGTTAATACAAACAGAATGGATATAAATGTTTGGGCGTTAGATACTTTTGAAGGATCTTCAGAACATGCCATGTTGAAAGATTTTGTAGGAAATGACGGAACATTTTATGAAGCTACAAAAAAACATTTAAGTCCTTTTATTGATCAGGGATTTTTACATCTAGTTAAAAGCAGATCTGATGATCAGAAAACATTAGATAGTTTTGATGAAGAATTTTTTGATGCAATTATTGTAGACGGTGCTCACGAATATGAGGCAGTCATGAACGATATTAATAATTGGTGGCCAAAGCTAAAAGATGACGGAATCATGTTATTTGATGACATGTATATGGAGTCAGTTAGTAAGGCAACTGAGGTTGCTTTAAAGGATAAAGTTCCTGATTACATGATAATGCAAGGAAAAGAGGCCTATGGCATGGCTTATAAAGGAAAAAATCAGGAAAATAAGGAAAAATATATAAAAATAACCCCTGAAAATTATTTTAAATAATTGATGTTTTCTTAGTTTAGAAATAAAATTCTAAACATGAAAGAACCTTTAGAAAATAAAGTAGAAATAGAATGGATTGATGCCTATGAATTGGGTAGTGGTTGGCATGAACTAGAAGATGCTTTAAAAATTACTCCACCAAAAATTTGGAGTCTCGGATATATAGTAAAAGAAACTAAAGAATTTATAACAATTTCTGCTGATAAGGGTCGCAAGGGTGATTCTGATTGTGGTAGAGTTCAACTTATTCCTAAGTCTTGGATAAAGAAAGTAATTTTACTTGAAGAAAACTTTCTTAAATAAAAAACATTTATCAGGAACTGTTTCAGAATATATTGCAATAAATAAATTATTAGAATTAGGTTTTTTAGTTTTTAAAAATGTAGCACCTCACGGATTTATAGATCTTATAGCTGTGTCTCCTGAGAATGAAACTTTTAGAATTGATGTTAAAACTGCTTCAAGAAGAGTTAGTGACATTAAAACTTGTAGTGGTACTTATAGAAGAAGTGGGGAAATGATATACAGGGTCCCCACCAAAGAGCAAAAAATATATGATGTTGTATTGATGATCGTGGACCGTGGAGAGAAATTTAAAATTCTTCCAACTCGATCCAAATTAGCAAAGTGGTTAAAACTGTAAGATGTAATCTTCTATTACTCCTGAACTAACACAAGTCAGTTTTATTTCCACATCTTTTACTTTTGAAATTTCTTCCAATATAACTTCATAATGTTGTTCACAGCTTTCAATGGTTTCATGAATTACTTCAGATCCCATTCTAACACACTGTTCCTGAGTCCCTGAATAGACACAAGCCCAACCAATTAAGAAAAATTTAAGCATGGAACAACTATAACATAAAAGTCAAACCATTTATTTATCAAAATCAAAAATAAATGTGTGGCTTTTTATACAACGAATTTGATATACTGATCGTTCACGCTAAAAAAAAGGAGATTCAAATGAACGAAGAACAAGAAAACAAGCTAATTATAGCTTACTTACAAGACGTAATTGCCCAACAAAGTGCTTACAAAGAGTACAAACAAGAAGACAGCCAAACAGAAGAGTGGTGGAATAGAATTCCACATGGACCGAGTATGGGAGATTAATTTCTCCTACGTTCCAATATTTCTTTTCCTTTTTCAGCTATTTTTTTCCAAAAACTAAAATCATACAATTTTTCTGATCCGTCAGTAAATTCTACTAATACTTTTTGAACAATATTTTCTTCTTCGTCAGGTACGTCAACGTATTCAACCTTATATACAGTCTTCTCAAAGAAGTGTGGATTATCTTTTAATATCTCCAACATTCTTGAAATTTATCATAAATTATAGATAATTTATACTAAACTTTTGCTAGTTTATCGTGGTATTCTTTAACAATCATGTGCAATTGAGTCGGTTTTGTTCTCATTGTGTCTTTACATATCTTCTCTAATAACGTTTGAGTGTCTTTTGACATTATCTGTGACACCCATTTTTGAGCGTCTTTTTTTGTTGTTTTAGTCATAACAATATCCCTTTCATAAAATAAGTTATTTATTTATATAATATATTAGTCAATTTTAAAATAGATTAAATGGGGGACTTTTGCCCCCCATTAAAGAACTAAATTATATCTAATATTTTGTTAATATCAGTTAGTTCATTGCGAAGTTTTGCGATCTCGTGATCAAACTTCTCATTAAGTATATCAATTTTAGATACATTTCTCACTTTTATATATTTCTCTAAAAGAGAAATTACTTTACTTTTTCTTTTTCCGTGAAGATATCTCCATTGATTTTCTGACTCACAGTTCATGGTTAATTTGCCTCCTTACCAACAGGTAAAGTGTCATCATGAAACCAAGTAATGTTTTTCTTAGCGTCATCAATAAGTTTATTCTCACGAGCTCTTTTTAACTCACGAGCATTAGAAACATATTTGACATCTACCCTAGGTATCTTTGTGGAATACAAATAATTACCGTGATCATAAACATTAACTTCTTCGTTATTAGTTTGAACAATATGAATATCATAAGGTGCATCTATATAAGTTATGTTTATAGTCTTGCTAAAACCGTAATCATCTTCTGTTATTTTTGTCATTCTTTCCCCTGTTCTAGTGCTAACTTTTGCACTTCTTCTAGTCTTCTTTCTTTTTCTTCTAAAGGTAAGCTATCCCAATCATCAGGAAAATGCATTCCCTTGACTGTTTCAAAAAATCTTTTTTGATATTTCACTTTACCTTCTTTATCGTCTCCTGACATAATACCAAACATAGCTGATACCATGCCAACTGTTTTTAATTGATCGTCCATTATTCTTTCTCCTTTTCTTTTTGAATGGTTAATAGAGACTCAGGATCATATACTCTTGTGACGTTGACCACTGCGTGAGTTTTTTTATCTAAAATCTCCACATGTAATTTTTCGTCTTTTTTTAGTTTTGCAGTTTCTTTTGCAATACCCAAATTAATGGCATTAACGATATTCTGCATTGCGTCTTTCCAACTATATTGATCAGTCATCTATAAATAGTCCTCCTTCTTTTATTCCAAATACAAAGTAATCTTTATTGTAATCTCCGTATTTTTCAGTTTCCCATTTATTATGAGTTATTTTTACTCTTACTCTCCAATATTGATCTTTATCTCCTGATAAAGATTTATGAACTTCCACACCACTTACATGGTGATCTTTTGGTATTACTTTCTTTATATCACGCATTATTTAGTCCTCTCTATTTCTGACTCTAGAAACTTTTTTATCTCTAGGGTCCTGTTATTTTGATTAAAAATTCTTTGCATAAATCTTGAATTTTTGTGCATAAAATTTTCAACATGATCTTTGCTCCAAACGAGGGGAGTCGATAAGTAATCGAAAAGTTTATTTTTATCTTTCTTATAAACGTTGCGATGTTCCCCTGTATAAAGAGCGACTGCTTCGTAGCTTCTGTCTTTGTGTTTTACAAAAATCAGTTTGTCAGCTATAGGGAGACCTTGTGGATCTCCCAAATAGCCACGATGTATAGTCCAAGTCATTAAGTCCTCCTTAGCCCTTGACCGTTAATCGTGAATTAGCTTTAAGTCTTCTTAAATAAAGCTGATTGTTGTTTTTCCATTCTTTTTGATCAAGAATGTTTTTAACGTGCTTCAAATTAATTTGACTACTCCAATATTTAAAAGAGTGATCAAGATTATTTATCCAACCGTTTGAAAGTGCTTTCTTTTTTGCTTCCATTTTATAGCCTCCCTTCTTTTGACCACGTATGGTTTTTTCTATCATCTAAATAATGACGATAAAATTTTTTATCAAGTCCGTCCACTTTGACTTTTATTGTGGCCTTCCCTGAGTATTTTGTTGAACTAAAATCCAATAGTAAATAACCATTGGACTCTCTAATCACTTCAAGTTTTATTTGTGGATTGTTGGTCCTGTATCCTATTCTCTTTCCTTGAATTGATCTTCTTTTAGCTAGTCTTTCTGTTGCCATTTCTTAGTCTCCCTTCTTTGCTATTATAAACGATACAACTATTATAGTTATAAATAATATAATTTCTAACATTTTATTTGATCCTCTCTTTTTCTTCAAGTTTATTCTTGAAAAAAGTTAATTGTTTTTTAATTGTTGGAGTAATTTTAAGACCTTCAACTTCATAATTCCTGTTTTGAAGCGTAATATGATCAATAACAAAAGGAATAAATTCATCTCCGAATTCATATCTTTTTCTTTCATTAATCCAAAACTCTGAAATGTCTTGGTGAGTATATCCACACCACGTATCAAAGTTTGTTAATAGCCATTGGATCTCATCGAATAGCTTGTCCTCATCGTATGCCTTATCAAAAAGATAATCCCATACGAGTTCATGTATGTCTTCTCTAGTCATTTGCTCTCCTTTTATTTTAATGAAAAAGTAGCCCCTAAGGGCTACCATGGGTCAAGTACTATAATTAACATTATAGAACCTCCTTTATTGAAACGAAGAAAGACCTATAAGCGCTTAGGGGATTTGAACTTGCTACCCCCAACTTTCGGTAGAACAGATAGTTTCTCATCTACTCGCACTTACCTCTTAGGCCCTCAGCCATTTGGCCATGCTTCCTAAGATCAATACCTTACGACTCTGTTTTGTAATCGTTATTCAGTCAGAGCGCCCACAAACAACTTGCAAATTGTTCGATTCTAGGTCTTTCTTTATTTCTTATACTTACTATATCGAGACATCATGAAAAAATTCAAGTTTTTTTTATCTCTTACTGTATGTATGTGTATTTTTATTTTTTTTTCAACCAATTATTTTGATCAATGGGTAGTTTTAATTTTCGCCACGGAGTTCTCTCGGTGTCTACACGTATGGCACTACCCAAGCCATTATAAATGGGAGGGACCATAGATACGTCTATTGATTGAGTGATTATTCTCAATCTCAATCGTACTTAGTATGCACACATTTTATTTTAGTCAGTGGGTTTGTGAAGATTGATAACGAAAGCCAAGGTGATGACCCTTGAAACTTAGGAAATCATTTTAGTTCACTATAGACAACCCACGTGCCTTGCTTTTAGTTTGCTTTTTTTAAAGTGGTTGTGAAAAACTAGGGGCAACCCCTTAAACCAATCCACTACAATATGTAAAAAGCATCAATTACACATTGTCTAAGACCCCAAATCGGAGTCTTAGAAAATGTATATTATTTTTCATATTCTCTCTTTATATCATAAAGAGCATCTTCTTTTGCTCTTTGTTTTTCTTCCTTGATTTGTTCAACCACGTGAGGAAGTGTTTGTTCGTGTTCTTGTGCTAACTCCCAAGTATAGACAAAACGTTCAATCCATTTCTTTTGATAATCAGTTAAAGAATTTGTAAAAAGATTATCATATAGAACATCATCTGCTGATCCTTTATCTACGTTTTTGTTTTCTTCTTTACTTAGCCAACGATCGTAAATCTCGACTAAGTTATTTATATGATCTGCCATTATATTTTCCTTTCTATCTTTGACTAGCGTTCTCAAAGATTTCAACTTGATCTTCTAAAAGATCAACTCCCCACTTATCTTTGAATTCATCAATCACAAATTGTTTGGCTTCGTTTTCATCTTCGAAGTCAATACCGTCAATTTTAGGATCACATTTTCTGTCTTCGACCCCATTAATATATGCACTATATTTCATTATAGTTTCCTTTCTTCTTCGATAATGTGTTGTTTAAATTTTTGAAGATAGTCACTCACATTGGAACGACTGTAGTCTTCTTTTTTAATGTCGTAATACTGAATAAACCAATGTAAATCGTCTTCTGCTGTTATCCTGTATCTTGTCGGAATAGAAGATGACTCATCGTCAAATAACTCTTTAACGTGAACGTCATACCCTATTAAGTTTGTGCTATATTTCATTCTATTATCCTCTCTTTAATATTTTATTTGTTTTTAATTCTTGAAGAATTACGTCTTCATAACCTTTGTCAATCCATTCCCAAAAGTGTTGAACAGCTTGATCCAAATCGGTGTAGTAGTCATCAACTCCACCAATCCAAAGAACATAATTATATTTCATTTGTCCTCTATCCTCTCTATTGTTTCTATTTTTCCGTCCCTGTGTTGAGTCACTAAATGCTCAACGCCATTGACATCTTTTTGTAAATACACTTTATGATCATGCACTAACACATGGTCATGGCCCTCTCTTAACACTCTAATAAGTGCTAAAGTATGACCGTCTTTTCTTTTACTAGTTATTACTCTCATGATTAGCCTCCTGTTGATATTAAGTAAGCAATATAAATTGCTTTAAAAACAAATAGACCGATAATAAATCGGTCTATTATAATTTCTGATTTCGGTTTTTTATACATTATCGCTCAACTCTTTAGCATTGTTTAAAAGTTTCTCAAATTCTTCGTGTGGAACTCTTTCTTTTTTTGCTCCACCGTCAATCTGAGTTAAGTGCTTACCTGTAGTCCTAGACCAAACGTTTTCACTTACTGTAAGGCTTCCGTAATGTCTGAAAGCGACAGGGGTCGCATAAGAGTAAAAGATACTAAGATGATTTGATCCGTTCCATTCTTCTCTTAGTGATTTAGTCGTATTTAAGTAATGTGTAGTCATTTTTGTCTCCTTTTGTTTTTATGGTGGTTTAGGGGAATTTCACCCAAAGCACCACCAAGCTTTTTTTGAGAAGTCTCACGGTCCAATTAAATTACCTCACGATAAAATAACTGTCTTCATAAAGGGTAAACCTAGTACAAGCTAACGACATTTAAGATACGCTTCTCGTTGAATATCCGTAAATATTCATGATTACCCAATAGCGAGTAATCAAAAATATTTATTAGAATGAGGGGTCCCAATACTCGGACCGTTGACCGAGGCCAATACGAGTACCCTCTTTCCTAAAACGATTAGTCTTAGGGTTGAATACTCTAGGCTCTAAGATAAAGCCTCGTTGACCGTCTTCAGTCTCGATGTCGAGAACCTCAGAAATGAATTTCCTACCCTTAGGGTTAGGAGTGAAGTCATAAGTCTGACTTTCTGAAAAGCCATTCTTATCGGTACGCTTGGCGTGGTCTTGTTGAACCACAACGTAGCGTTTTTTATTACGGTTGAAGATTTCAACAACCGTACAAGCGTGTCGGTCCGACCAAAAATAGGCTGTCGCACCGTTGCCAATGGTCAAGGCATCGTATGGATACCAAGTTATAGAAGCGATCCAATTGTTGACGCTTCCGAAATGTTTGCCAACTTTGTTAGGCAACAACTTTTCGTTTTTGTTTACTAGTTTGATTTGCATTGTTTTGCTCTCTTTCTGTATTTGAATAAATAAATATTCATGATTACTCAGATCGAGTAATCAAAAGTATTTATCTTTTTTGTGCTTCTTTAATTAAGACTCTTGGTCCCTCATTGAAGTATTTATAAGTAAAACCTTTTTCATGAGTTTTTAAATAGTCTTGATCAATCTCAAGTTCTTTTAAAACATCGTGCAAATTATAAGTATCTTTAAGATCAAAAAAATCATTGTTATTTATTTGATCGTTTAACCATTCGGTAAAACTACCGTCTTGGTGTAAGTCCTGACTCTTGAACAAATTAAAAACAGTTCTAAGAGTTATTTTAATATTTGGTAAGTTCATCGTTTGCTCTCTTTCTGAATATATAAATATTCATGATTACTCAGATCGAGTAATCAAAAGTATTTATTCGCCTTTAAGCTGTTTTGTTAATATATCAATGATTTCTTTTAAGTTAGTTTCCCAAGATATATTTTTTAAGTCTGCGTGAAGTTTACGCTCTATTTTTAATTGATGTTTTACTAAGTCAATTAAGTAAGTTTGTTGATATTTATCTAAGTTCATTATTTGCTCCTTTTCTGAATATTTGTAAATATTCAAGATAACCCAAAACGAGTTATCTAAAATATTTATGCTGACTGTTCAGCTTGTTTCTTATAAGTAAGATAAAGTCTATCGATAAGTCTATTCTTCCACTTACTGAGTAATTTACCTTCTAAGTTAAATGCCTCGATTTCCCAAGGTCGTTGTCTGTAAGGAATACGTCTCTTTGGGCCTAGTTCTTTACCTTCCCAACGTGCGTGGAGTTCGTTGTCAGATTTCCACCAACGTTGTTGAAATTGCTTTGTTGCAATTTGTTTGACGTGAACTAATTCGTGGGCCAAAGTTTCAAAAATATCAGAGTCATTGTGAATAATAATTTTATGATATTTATCAGGGTCAGAACCTTTTGCGTTGGCTAAGTGAACACCCTCACTTTTGATTGTGGTCTTTCTTACGTGGATCTTAATCTTCAAAGTGTTTTGAAGTCTTTTAGATACTAACTCACTAAGAAACAAGTTTGTTGCTTCTGTAAGGTCGTCAACTAATTCTTGATCTCTCTCATTTCTTGGTAGAGATATTTCTAGTTTTTTCATCGTTTGCTCTCTTTCTGAATAAATAAATATTCATGATTACTCAAAACGAGTAATCAAAAGTATTTATAAACTATCAGGTAATTTATGTTTAGGGTCGATGTCGTTTAACTCTAAAAAATAGTGAGTCCTTAAAATCTGACCTACTGATAAGCTATCGTTCTTTTTAAAAAGCTGTAAAACTCTTACAAAAGCGTTTGATAGACTAGCGTTCTCGATAACTTTCTTTGAATTATCGTGACCTAGTGAATTTCTGAAACACCAACTTAATGTATGCTCAGGCTCGTCCCAAATGTCTTTAGCTGAACCATAATCATGATACTCAGCTAATGCTTTTTCTAGTTCTTTTTTATTCATCGTTTGCTCTCTTTCTGAATACTTACGTATTCATAATAAGGCCAACTTAGTGACCTTATTAAAAATACATAAAGATTTTCTGTTTGACTGTTTCCTTATCGGTGTCACCGATTAGAGCCCTTTGCTCTGTAGACTCCCTCTAAGCGTTTCAAGATAAGGTTTGGAAGCTTACCTCGATTGGTTCGAGTTATCTATGCACTAAGAGACGAGTATGTAGTGTCTAGCCTTAGCAACCCACAAGGACCTCAAGAAGAGGCTACCCCCAAATTTAATTGGTTAAGTGTTTTAGCACCTTAGACCCAATGGCTAGAATATCGTGGGCATTAGACCTATCCTCAAATGAGGTGCTTGGCTTATTGTTTTCTAGCGTGGTTTCTAAAGTATGGTTTGTCATTGTTAAAAAGAATACTGATTTTTATCGAAAAGTAAAATAAATTATTATAAAAAAAGATAAAAATATTAAAAAAAATGAAAAAAAGTTGAAGTTATCCACAGGCATTTTTTTGCGTTTTTAGAGCGTTTTAAAAAGGTCCGTGTATGATTTTATATGATAATTTATTATATGCTCTATGGCTCTTAAAAGGGATTTAAAGGGTATTTTTTTTATGGGAAGTTGTTATAATTTATTGCAAATTGCGACAGGGACCGTTGACCGTGGACAGAATACGAACAAACAAAGTACGAACAAAATAGACACACCTTCACAGTACTTAGGTTTTTTTGAAAAAATAAAAATAAAAAATAAAAATATTTTAAAACAAGTGTGATAGTGTCCGCTTAACAGTTTTAACTTTAATTAGGTGGGTTTTACCCATCACACTTCTCATTTTTAGTAGTGTGCATAGTGTGAAGGGTGGTTGTTGATTTTATTGGCTTTTTTGATCCCCTAGGTAATTGAACACTTTTTTCAAATTGATTATTTTAAAAGAAGATCTTGAAAATTCTCTAGTACCAAATTGTTTAAATATCTGTAAAGTGACACGGTGTATTTTTAATGAGTGCTGAAAAGAATTTATATAAAATGGTAAAAGAAAAATTACCTGATTTTAACCCCATAAGGATTGAAACAACTACAATAAATGGCTTCCCTGATTTAATTTTATTTAACGAAAATAAAAACCCTATTTTTATTGAATGCAAGGTTTGTGAACGTTCTAGACTGTTGCAGTCTCTCAGGCCTCACCAAAAAGCATTTCATCACAAATACAAACATATTATGAACGGATTGTTTATCTTACAAAGGTCCCTCAAAGAGAGGGCCTTTTTTCTGTATAGATCGGACCAATTGGACTTCTTGACAGAAAACGTTGTAAATGAACCACTTTGCACGGTCCACGTGGGTCAACCATGGTCCCTGATGCGTGTTTTTTTGAACCATGACCACTAGATCTAGACCATATAATAAACGAAACGCTAAAAACGTTGATAAATATAGCTATTATTGGCCCTATAATATAGATTATGCAACAAATATCCTAGGTACTTAGACCAAATGAAAACGTCAATTAAATCAACAATTACCGGACCCCCAAAATTTGGGCCCGTTCCGCACGACCCTGGCCTTGTCCTGGCCACATACACACACTATAGGAGTAAAAAATGCACACAGACTATTCAAAACTAGATCCTAATCAATTAAAGGCGATGATATTGCTTAGAAAGAGAGTGGAACAAGAACAAGCACGTGGTACTTTCATGCGATTTGTTAAATCTATGTGGCCTGAGTTTGTAGAAGGACCACATCACAAGAAGATTGCAGAAAAATTTCAAAAGTTTTTGACAGGAAAGAATCAAAGGTTGATTGTGAACATGCCTCCACGACACACAAAAAGTGAGTTTGCCTCATTTTTATTCCCGGCATGGATGATAGGGCAAAATCCCCGGCTAAAAATTATTCAAGCGACTCACACAGGTGAACTTGCTATTCGATTTGGTAGAAAAGTTAGAAACTTAATGAACACCAAAGAGTATCGTGGAGTATTTCCTGATGTATCTCTTAGAACTGATAATCAAGCAGCAGGAAGATGGGAAACTAACCTTGGAGGTGAGTATTTCGCGGCAGGTGTTGGTGGTGCTATTACAGGAAGGGGTGCTGATCTATTAATTATCGATGATCCACATAGTGAACAAGATGCTTTGTCTGATACAGCCATGGATAACGCCTACGAATGGTACACATCAGGACCTAGACAGCGTATGCAACCTGGGGGAAGTATTGTTATTGTTATGACTCGTTGGTCAAACAAGGATCTTACAGGAAATTTGATTAAAAAGATGGGAGATATGAAAGCAGACAAGTGGGATGTCATAGAATTCCCGGCAATTTTAGATGATGATGACGAAAAGAAGAGAAAACCTATTTGGCCACAGTATTGGAAGCTTAATGAGCTTGATAAAGTAAAAGCTTCTCTTGTTCCAACCAAGTGGAGCGCACAATGGCAACAAAATCCTACTTTTGATGGCACAAGTATCATTAAACGTGAATGGTGGAACATTTGGAAAAAGGATGACCCACCTGAGTGTGCTTATACTATTCAAAGTTATGATACTGCTTTCTCAAAAAAGGAGTCTGCTGACTATTCAGCTATTACAACTTGGGGAGTGTTTCATCCAAACGAAGGAACTGAGACTCATTTGATATTATTGAACTCTCGAAAAGGTAGATGGGATTTTCCTGAGCTTAAACAGGTCGCAAAGGAACAACTTCAGATATACAACCCTGATAGTGTGATTATTGAAGCAAAAGCATCAGGGACACCCTTGATACAGGAGCTCAGGCGATTTGGAGTGTACGCTCAAGCTTTCTCTCCTAACCGTGGTATGGATAAACATGTTCGATTAAATTCTGTTTCCCCTATCTTTGAAGCTGGCCACGTATGGAGAACAGAGCACGATTGGGCTGAAGAAGTGCAAGAAGAGTTAGCATCTTTTCCTTATGGAGAACACGATGATCTTGTTGACGCAACCACCTTAGCACTGTTAAGATACAGGCAGGGAAGCTTTATTTCTTTGCATGATGACGAAGATGACATGGAAGGAAGAGAAAAACGAAAATATGAGTACTATTAAAAAATTAATTAATCCTGATGACAGGAGACTTAAACAAAAGCTGACACCAAAGCAGATGATTTTTGTTTATGAGTATGTTCATAAAGTTCTTCTCGGTGAATGTTCCGCGGCCGAAGCAGCACGGAAAGCGGGCTATTCAATGAACCGTGCACGTCAAACTGCTACTGATCTAATGAATCCTCAATTAAATCCTTTCGTAGTGGAGGCTGTTAATGAGATGAAACAAGATCTGCATCAAATGTATGGAGTGTCTACTGCATCTCATTTGGCCTCCTTAAAACAAATTAGAGAGGAAGCAAGAGAACATAAACACTATTCGGCGGCCGTGGCTGCTGAAGTCAACAGAGGTAAGGTTGCTGGCTTTTACGATAACAAGGTTCAAAGCGACACTCCTCTAGAAAACATGAGTAAAGACGAATTGATAAAAGTTTTAGAGAACTATGACAAGCATGGTATCACTCATGATACAAAATTAATTATTGACGATGATAAAGATGCTATGACAGGTAACTAAGATGATTCAATATATTACTAATCCCGCGATCCTCGGGCCGTTGCTCGTGGCCACTGTGGGAGCGCAACAAGCTAGTCAGATACAACGAAACTTGGCCCTCGGTAATATAACTTTAGATAATGTATACGATATCATAGAAAATTTTGCGGCGCCAAATGCACTCAACTTTTTAAAAGATTTAGATAAGTCCAATAACTTACCACCAAAAAAAGATGACGAAGATCCAAAGACACCTGACAATGATCCATTGGACTTGCTCAACCTTATAAATACTGATAGAAAGGAAGAAGATGAAACAAAGCCTATTACAACTAGCCAAAGCGAAGAGACTAAAGAATCAGTCTCGTCCAATCTCGAATCGCAAACCACGGACCGTGGATCAGGCATACAACAATCTAACCAAGGAAGAGAAACAACGGTTAGTGGCCAATTACCTCTAGTCAAAGCTTCTCAAGAACAAGGCGTTACTTTCTTTTCTGATATTTTAGGAGGAGAACTTTATGTTCCTAAAAAAGATTATGAGCAGTTTGTTGATACTTCTGACGCTTTGGAAGCAACAGAGATCTTCAATGAGAAGAGAACAGGTAATTTTGAAAATCACATCTACACTTCTATTCCTGTTTTTAAAGAAGCTCAGATAGCAACTGCTGAAGCAATATCAAAGACTCTTCCTAAAGGAGGAACTATTATTGATATTGGAGGAACCGAAGGAGGTTTTATAAATACGATAGCAGAACTTAATCCTGATATCGAAGGTATCGTTTTAGATCCTAATCCTAAAGCTCAAGAATCTTTTCTAAATCAGAACCTTCCTAACACAGAATTTATTCGTGAAGCGTTTACAACTAATCCTGAAGAGTTTGGTAAATATGCTTTTACAGAGGAAGGAGTAGATATCGACTACTTTGATCCTAATGAGATTCCTGATAATTCTGTTGATGCTTTCTCAGAGAAAATGGTATTTCAATTTATTGATAACGAGAGAGCTTCTAAAGTTAAATTGATTGCTGACAAACTAACAGATACTGGCTTTGCTGTCTTTGAAGAAAAATTTTTTACATCTAAACAAGATCCTGTGTGGAATGCTAATGAGGCAAAGAAGAACGAGTTTAAATCTCAGTATTACGATTCTCAACAAATAACTGAAAAAGAAGAGGTTGTTTTGACAGGTATGAATGAGAGACAGGTGACTTCTGAATCTTTTGAAAAGGTGTTAATGAATAACTTTAACAATGTAGTTCAGTATTGGGATTCAGGAAACTTTGGAGGATATGTTGTTTCTGACAGCGCAGATACAATTACAAAATTTTTAGATAATATGGTGGATCTTAACAGTGACTTTTCTAATGTGGAAACCCCTAGATATGTAACCCCTAAAATAGACAAAAAGAAAAGAGGAGGACCTATTTCTATTCCAAAAATAGACATGTTGTAAAAGGCTAATTAGGTGGTATAAATAAAAAATGGCAGATAATATTGATAAGTCTCTAGACCTAGGTGATAAGCCTGAACTTGAAATTTTAAAAAAAGAAACTGAAGTAGAAATTGACGGACAACGAGTCCCTACCCCTGAAGGATTAGAAATTGAAATGGATGAAGAGGGAGGAGCAACTCTTGATTTTGATCCTATGTCTGATTTACCTGATGAAGTAGAGTTTTATTCTAATTTAGCTGAAGTGATGGACGATCAAAAGCTAGGTGTAATATCTGATGAATTACTTTCTGAATTAGAAAATGATCGCTCTTCTCGAAAAGATTGGGAAGACAGTTACATTAAAGGATTAGATTTACTCGGACTAAAGTATGAGCAAAGAACTAGACCTTTTGCAGGAGCTAGTGGTGTTACTCATCCTTTGTTAGCTGAAAGTGCTACACAATTTCAAGCTTCAGCATTTAAAGAACTTTTACCTGCTAACGGTCCTGTGCGAACAGCAGTTATGGGAGAGGAGACTCCTGAAAAATATTCTCAATCACAACGTGTTCAAGAGTTCATGAACTATCAGTTGATGAATATAATGGAAGACTACACCACTGATTTTGATCAAATGTTATTTTATTTACCTCTAGCAGGTTCTACATTTAAAAAAGTTTATTTTGATGAGTTGATGGATAGAGCAGTATCTAAGTTTATTCCAGCAGAAGATTTAGTAGTCAACTACATGACAAGTGATTTAAATTCTTG